CGTCCTTCTGCTATCTCGCATTTCAAGAGCGCTGAGTGTTCCAACTGGTACGCGCGCCTTTTCCGAGAGAGTTTTTAAGTCCCATCCTCGCACTTTTCGTAGCGCCCTGACATTTTTTCCAAGTGGCATGGCAACACCTTAAACAAATGTTGATCTGCTAATGTTGACTTACATATCTACATGTGTAGAATTACGCTCATGTCAAACATTCAAATCGCAATGATGAAAGCGGGCGGAGCGAAGGCGCTTGCCAGTGGAATCGGGGTCCCAGTTCAATCGGTCTATTTTTGGACTTCTGGAAAACGACGAGTACCCGCCGGTCACTGCCCAAACATCGAAGCCCTCACGGGTGTGCGCTGCGAGGATCTGCGCCCCGACGTGAACTGGTCAGTCCTTCGTACTCCCGCACCCCCCACGCCAGAAGCCCAAGAGAGGGCGGTGGCATGAGCGCGCCATACCGATGGCTTGACGGCCCGCCAGATGCAGTCAAGCGAATCAATGACCGGATGGCGCACTTCGGCGTTATGGCTCTCAACGCAGCATTCCATGCAAATTTAGCTAGCCGACGGGCCGTTGCGAATCCTCTTTCTGAATCTGCTCTACGGCCAGCTCTAGTGCCCGATAGACCGCCACAAACCGACGCTGAAGATTGTCCAGTACATGACTCTCTGTCGAGTCTTTCGAGAGGGTCGCAGTGATGACCGCTGCTGCTTGGATGAGTTCGTTTTTCATGGGGTTGTCTTTCGGACGCGAGTTGAGGAACTTGCATTGTGTCCCGGCTGGCAACCCCGCCCAACCCCACAGGTGCTACTCCAATGAATGAACAAGACACGATGCTATCGCGCACAGCAGCAGCCCAAGGTAGTCGAAAAACGGAAATACGCTTTGAAGTCGAGGCTAGCGAATGCTCGGTTCTTGACGGATATTGCCAGGCTACAGGGAAAGACCGTACTCGTGTGATTCGTGAATTGCTTGAGAAGTGGTCTGTTGAAACTTTGCATGTTTCAACTTTAGTTTGTCGGGTGTCGGGGCGCAATCCGTTCGAGTCGGAGTCGAGCCGGGAATGAGTCTGGATTGGGTCACTCAACAAATCGCCAACAGCCAGCAAAGCCGCAATGGGCTGGGTCTTTCTGTTCCGCGCTACAACCCGCGTCCGCCCGGCGTGCTCCAGGAAGGCGGCGCTGCCAAAGCCGTTCTGTCATTCCTGCAGGCGCACCCGGAGCGGTACTTCACCTTCTCCCAGATCGTGACTCACACCAAGCGCACGCCAAAGTCATTGGACTGGGCTTGCATCTTTCTGCGAAGCCTTGGGCATGTGGAGTGCGCTCGGGATGAGGGGCGCAATCCTAAATATTTGAGGTACCGATATGCCAGCCGCTGATCTGTTCGCGACGCCGGGAATCGAGGGCAAAGCACTCCACGATTCAAATGTCACACAGCTGGTTAGCCAACACAGTGCGGTGGCGCACAAACAGCCGGGAAGCGTGAGTGCATTGAGAAAACGCAACCCACTCCCTGTCACAGCCCTCTCGCCTGCCGAGAGAACCGCAAAGCTGTTGGCCTTTCGGGGCAACACAAGCACCTTCGGCCCGCGTGTGCATAGCAAGCCGGTGCATGTGGCCTCAAGCGCGTTCAAAACGATTTAGGAAATCCCCCATGACTATGAAATTTGAAAAAGACCCCAAGACTGAAATTACTTTTGGCGAGGGATTGATCTTCATATCCCAACCCGAGGAATGCGATCGCCTTCACTCGGACGACGAGGTAGAGGTAAATGGCTGAGTCATGGGTCAGGCTGTGGGCTGGGTACACCACAGACCCAAAATGGCAAACCATTGCGCGCAAGTCGGGGCAGCCGCGCTATCTTGTGATGGCACTGTTCACGCATTTGATGCTGGAAGCCAATGAGGCTGATATTCGGGGCGACATATCGGCCGTATCAGTTGAGGATGTCGCCAGCGCCCTGGACTGCGATGAGGATCAGGTGCAGTCAATTCTTGATGCAATGCAGGGCCGTGTTATCGAGGATGTCAGGCTTTCAGGCTGGAACAAGCGCCAGCCCGCAAGGGAGGACTCTGGTGACCCACAAACTGGGGCCATGTCCAGCACCGATCGCTCTCGCGAGCATCGTCGCCGCAAAGACCTCGAATCCCGGAAAACACAGCCCAATGCAACGCATGCAACGCATGCAACGGACTTGCAACGCAATGCAACGCAATGCAACGCCCCAGAAGCAGAAGCAGAAGCAGAAGCAGAAGCAGAAGGAATACCAAAGGGAGAGGAAGTAGTACTCGGAGAAACGCGCGCAGGCGAAGTGCATCCCCCCCCTCCCCAAAAAACGGCAGCAGTTTGCATCGTCTTGAAATCCGAGGGAATTGGCAAAGTCAATCCAAGCCATCCGACACTCGCTGCGCTGCTGCAGGAGGGGGCGGATGTCGGACACTTCGCATCGGTTGCCAGGGACTGCGTCGCCCGTGGAAAACCGAATTTTACCTACGTGTTGGCAGTGGTGAAGGGGCAAATGAGGGATGCCGCCGTGCTGGCCGCAGAGTCGCTTGCAAAGCCCCGAGATTCACCTCGACAAGCCGAGTCTTTTGCCGAGCGCGAAAGACGCCACAAGCGCGATCAGTGGGAGGGAATGACCGGGCTCAAGTGGGACGACGAATCGCCCCAGCAAGCCGGCGAAGTGATCGACATAACACCCCAAGAAATGAGGATTTCCCAATGAGTCGCCCCCCTATTTCCTCGATAAATCAACTGTTTTCCGTGCTGGCCGGAACCTACGGCGCTGAGTGGCAGCGGCAGCTTGAGGCGGCACCACGGGGCGATGTCAAGACCGCATGGATGTTCCAGTTGGAACGTTTTTCAGGGGCCACGCACCGCATCGAATGGGCGCTCAACAACCTGCCCGATCGCTGCCCAAACCCCGTGCAGTTTCGCAACCTGTGCCAGCTTGCGCCAGCACCCGACGTGCCCGCATTGCCAGAACCCAAAGCCGACCCCGCCCGCGTTGCCGCTGAGCTGGCCAAGCTGGCAGCGCTTCGCGCAGCAGCACCCGATGGCGCGCACGGCATGAAGGCCTGGGCGCACCGGTTGCAGGCACAACACGCAGCGGGCAAGGGGCTGAACCCGAACCAGATTCGCTGCTTCACGGCTGCGTTGGGAGTGGCGGCATGAGTGTCATTTATTTTTTGCTGGGGGCCTTGGCTGGTGCTGCAGCGGTTCTGTACTGGGTGATCCGCGGGTGGGACGCATGAAGCACGGGCATTATTTCAAGGACGTTGATGGTCTGAAGTCGGTCGATGTGTACCGGGTGCTGGAGTTGTTTGGTGTGACGAATCCCGCTATTGGGCATGCGGTCAAGAAGCTGCTGGTGGCCGGGGGCCGTGGGGCAGGGAAGAGCGCAGACAAGGATATCCAGGAGGCCATCGATACGCTGCAGCGCTGGCAAGACATGCGGGCTGAGGACTTTGGCCGGCATGCTCCGGAGGTGGTGTGACATGTGGATATTTTCAGAAGCAGCTGGATCACCTAACCAGCTTGGCAACTACAGAGTTCAGGGCCTGGACGGTGTACGCATGGGCCCGCGCCAAGGTGCTGGATGCGGACCCGTCAGGCCTGTATCGCGGGATTGCCGATGCCTTGACGCTGGAGGTGAAGCGTGAAACTGACGGAAGCCGAATACAAGGCGCTGGGGCGGCCAATGACACCGGCGCAGTGTCGCGACAACCCGATGAAAAAGACCGGGCAGAAGTACAGCAACAAGCGCATCACGGACGCGGACGGCCTGAAGTTTGACTCCAAGGCGGAGCATAAGTACTGGGTGCACTTGAAGCTGCGCGAGCGGGCGAAAGAGATTTTTAATCTTGAGCGTCAAGTGGTTTATGTGCTGTTGCCTGCTGTGGTGATTGCGGGGCGCAAGCGCCCACCGCTGCGCTACATTGCCGACATGCGCTGGAATGAGGGGTCTAAGACCGGGCCGCTGGTGGTGGCTGATGTGAAGGGCGCTGTGACGCCGGAATACCGCATCAAGCGTCACGCCATGGCGGCGATTCATGGGATTGAAATTAAGGAGATCCGGGCGTGAAGAGTCGATTCAAGGAATTCTCAACCGACGAGTTGCTGGCTGAGGTTGTTCGCCGCCGAAATGCACGAATTTCCAGACGCCCAATCGTCAAATGTGAAACATGCGATCACTTCAAGCCATGCGAAAAAGCCGACGAGCAATACAACCCTTGTAGCAAGTCCCATGAAATGAAATTCAGGCTTCCAGAGGCTGATGATGCTCCGGATGCCAACGACGACTGGGGCTTTCATCGCCACTGCTGTCCAGATCGGGAGGTAGCATGACCGACAAGCCATTGACCTCCAGGCAGGAGATTTTCGCGCAGGGCGTTGCTTCAGGCCTTGACCAGTCGGCGGCGTACCGAAAGGCCTACCCCCGCTCGCTGAAGTGGAAGGACGAGGCCGTTCGTGTTGCGGGCGCGAAGATGATGGCGATCGGTAACGTTTCGGAACGCGTACAAATTTTGCAGGCCGCATCCGCTGAGCTGGCTGAGCTGGATGGTGCCGAAATCATGCGCGAAATCAAGCGTGTGGCGATGTCCGACATTGGTGGGATCATTGGCCCCGACGGCAAGGTGCTAATGCCCAACGAGCTCGACCCGGCAACCCGGGCGGCCGTTTCCAGCTTTGAGATTGATGAGTATGGTCGGGTGAAGTACAAGTTCTGGGACAAGAACGTGGCGTTGACCAATGCGGCCAAGATCAAGGGATTGTTCATCATCGACAACAAGCAAAAAACGGACGGCTTGAGTGACATCTTGAATGGCTTGAATGGCAAGGTGCTGGGCGTGACGCGCGATGTACCGGCGAGTGAGAGTGACGATGAAAGCTATTAAATTCATAGCTGCTTGCGCAAGTAACGTAAGGGCTAGAGTGGGTTTTGACCATAAATTATCAATGGTGTACACTTCCCACGTCAGCGCAAAAAAAGCGCTGATCGGGTGTGCAAGCCCGTTGGAATTCGCGGCCAGAAGCCGCAACCGCACAGTTTGCGGCTTTTTTCATGGCACCAGTTATGGCGGTGCTGTTGGGAGGGGCGCAAGCTCCTGCCGGTCTTCGCTCCGCGAGTTCCCCGGTCTTGCACACCCAGCAGCACTGCCGCCCGATGTGCAAGTTGGTCGGCAGAGTTTTAACGGAACTCTGGAGTCGATCATGGCTGATCTTTTTGCGGGCGCATCCGCCCAAATTACCCCGTTCAATTTCAACACCCATGCCGTGCGCGTGATTCAGCGCGACGGCGCGCCCTGGTTTGTCGCCAGTGACATTTGCGAGGCATTGGGCTATGCCAACTCTCGCAAGGCTGTTGCTGATCACCTTGACGACGACGAGAAGGGTGTAACGATTGGTGACACCCTTGGCGGGAAGCAAGCACTGACCATCATCAACGAATCCGGCCTCTACGCGCTGGTGCTGCGCAGCCGCAAGCCAGAGGCCCGCAAGTTCGCCAAGTGGGTGACAAGCGAAGTCCTGCCAGCCATCCGCAAGACTGGTGGCTATCAGCCGCCCGTGGATACCGCGCAAGCCCTTGCAGCCGCCAACGCTGTGGCCGCCCAAGTTCAGGCGGCCGTGTTCGAGCAACTTACCAGCGGCTCAGGCTGCATTGAGCATGGGCGCTGGATGGTGTCGTTTTCTTTTGACCGCGATAAGAAGTCTGTGCCTTGCGTGCACCCGAGAAGTGTGACTATTTTTGTCAGGTACAAGGGGGACGTTCTGAGTCTGAAGGAGTGCAGCCAGCTGCTTGGAGAGAGCTACCAAGTTGCCAGGCGAAAATTTATGCAGGGGAAAGCGCCTTTCGTTAGCGCATCTGTTGAGGTAATTTCAAGTGAAAGATGAAGCTGCGGGCAGGGAGTTAGCAGAGAAATTTGATAACCCGACTTGGCGAATTACTTCCGGCGCGATTTACAAGATCATTGCCAAGGGGGATGACGAAGACTCGGATGGCTTGGTTATTCCGTTTGTACCCAACAGGGCGCAAAAGCGATTCATGTACGCCATGCATTACAGAAATGTAATTTTGAAAGCGCGCCAATTGGGATTTTCTACCCTCACTTGCATCTTGTGGCTGGACACGGCGCTGTTCTCAAAAGACCCGATCCGCTGCGGCATCATTGCGCAAGACAGGGAGGCTGCCGAGGGTTTGTTTTCAAAAGTGAAGTTTGCGTATCAGAATTTGCCTGAGTATTTGAAGTTGGCAATGCCGCTGGCCACAGAGAACAAGAGCGAGCTGGTGTTTGGCCACAATGGCTCCAGCATTCGGGTGGCGACCAGCATGCGCGGCGGCACGATTCACCGGCTGCACATTTCAGAATTCGGCAAGATTTGCGCCAAGACACCGGACAAGGCGCGCGAAATCATCACTGGATCAATCCCGGCGGTGCCCAAGTCTGGCATTCTGGTTATTGAATCCACCGCAGAAGGGCAGGAGGGTGACTTCTACGCTATCACGGAGCGCGCCAAGGGCCTGGCACAAAAAGGCACGCCACTGACGCCCAAGGACTACCGATTTCACTTCTTTGCCTGGTGGGAGGCGCCAGAGTACGAGCTGGACCCGGACGGGGTGTTGTTCACCGACGCCGATTTGCTCTACTTCACTGACATTGAATCGAAGATCGGACGCGAACTGTCGGACCGTAAGCGCGCTTGGTGGGTGGCGACCCGTGATGCCGACTTTGGCGGTGACGCCTCGTTGATGTGGCAGGAATACCCCAGCACGCCAGACGAGGCGTTCCAGGTATCAACCGATGGTTGCTACTACGCAACGCAGCTGGCGCTGGCGCGCAAGCAGGGCCGGGTGCTGCGCGCGCTTCCGGTGGAGTCGGCACCGGTCAATACCTTCTGGGACTTGGGCCGGGGCGATGCGACGGGCATCTGGTTTCATCAGCGGGTGGGAGTTGAGAACCGGTTCATCCGGTATTACGAGTCGACCGGGGAGGACTTGCTCCACTTCGCAAGTTACCTGCAGGCGCGGGGATACCTGTTCGGCACCCACTACGTGCCGCATGACGCTGAGCACCGGCGCCTGGGTATGTCGCCAGACACCAACAAGACGCTGAAAGAGATGCTGGAGGCCTTGATGCCGGGCCAGCGCTTCCAGACCGTGCCGCGTGTGACCAACATTGGCGCGGGCATTCAGGCAACCCGTGACACCTTTGCATCGTGCTGGTTTGATGAAACCAACGCTGGCGACGGCATCAAGCGGCTGGCTGGCTACCGCAAGGAGTGGGACAAGACGCGCGGCTGCTGGCGCGACAACCCGCAACACGACATGAACTCGCACGGCTCGGACGCCTTCCGCCAGTTTGGCCAGGAGTCTGCCGGCGGCAACCTGTTCCCGCGCGGCGCCTCAACCTCGGGAGGCTTCAAGCGGCGGGGTTCTGCCATGGCGGTATAACATTAGATCAATGATATGGGAACCCAAATGAAACAAGTAGACATCATTCGCATGGCGCGTGAGGCGGGGCTTCCAATGGGAAGATGTGGCGCAATCCCCTTATGGGATAGGGAGCTTGAACGCTTCGCCGCTCTGGTGGCCGCGCACTACCTGGAAGCCACTGGAACATGGGTTGTCAACGACACCATTCTGGCAAAGCTACGGGCCGATGAACGCGAGGCCTGTGCGCAATTATGCGAATACATGTTCAGCGATGGCGCTCTTGTCGTAGCCGACGCCATACGGGCAAGGGGACCCGCACGCTGACCCCCCCCACAAAGCCACCCTAACCCGGTGGCTTTTTTCATGGTGAATCGTGGCAAGGATGGCAGAGTAACCCAGATTCAACTTTCAGGGGCTTGCCATGGCGACCACAATCGATACTGAGAAGGCGTACATGTCACGCCAGCACGGCGACATCACCGCGATTTACACCTGGGTGAATGATGAACGGGCCATGGTGCTGGTGCCAACCTTCCGCAAGGGCGCGCCATGGTTTATTGTTTGCGAGTCGGCGGCATACAAGTATGACGAGGATGCTTACATTGCAAAACAAGCCATCAAGGCCTGCGAGGTGCTGGGTATTGAGCCCAGTCGCCCAAATATCCTGCGCATTGGCACCATCATTGAAGATGGCTTGCCTGACCTGATCCGCATTCCAACCCGGCCCGAGCGAGAGGCTACCGGCAAGAAGTATGGCGAACTCAAGGTGATGGCCAACGGTACTCAGATTGGCGGAGAAGACATCCGCATTGAAAACGAGGTGCCTTCTTATGCTTGACCAGCGCCCAGTTCGCACCAAGGCCACGGGCGACACTTATTCCGACCTGATGGATCAGGGCGACAGCTTCGGCAAGTCGGCCGCGCCTGGCAGCGAGCTGGACAGCGAAGAGGCCCGCAAGGAGCATTCCAAAATCATGGGTTGGCTGATGCTGGAGCGCGACAAGCAAAGCACCAACCGGCACGAAATGGCGCTTGATGGCGACAACTACGACAACCTGCAGTGGGACCCGGAAGATGCCGCCATTTTGAAGGACCGGGGGCAAATGCCGCTGGTTTACAACGAGGTGGCGCCGATGGTGGATTGGGTGATTGGCACTGAGCGGCGCACGCGCGTGGACTGGAAGGTGTTTCCGCGCACGGAAGATGATGTGCAGATGGCCGACACCAAGACCAAGGTGATGAAGTATGTGAGCGACATCAACCGGGTGCCGTTCACTCGCTCGCGTGCCTTTGCAGATGCGGTGAAGGTGGGCGTGGGCTGGATGGATGATGGCGTGCGGGATGACCCGACGCAGGATGTGATTTACAGCAAATATGAAGACTGGCGCAATGTGCTGTGGGATTCAGCCTCGTATGACATGGACCTGAGCGATGCACGCTACGTGTTTCGCTGGCGTTGGGTGGATGAAGACATTGCCTGCCTGATGTTCCCTGAGCGTGTGACCCAGATCAAGGCCGCCATCAACGATGTTGGCAACATGGAGCGCCACGGTGATGATGATGAGGCCTCCGGCCTGTACGACCGCAGTGATGATGCCGCGCGCAGCGGATCGAACCGCGCCTCGGGCAGCTACGCCATGTTCGATGCCAAGCGCTCGCGCGTGAAGCTGATCGAGTGCCAGTACCGCAAGCCGACGCCGGTCAAGATCGTGGCCGATGGCCCGCTCAAGGGCCAGTTTGTGCATGACCAAGATCTGGCCATGAAGCATGCGCTGGCGGGGCATGGCTCGTCGCTGATCGAGAAGGTGATGATGCGCACGCACTTTGCGGTGTTCACCGAGACCTCTTTGATTTCCTTGGGTGCCAGCATCTACCGCCACAATCGGTACAGCCTCACGCCGATCTGGTGCTACCGCCGGGGCAAGGACCGACTGCCTTATGGCGTGATTCGCCGGGTGCGTGACATTCAGCAGGATTTGAACAAGCGTGCCAGCAAGGCGCTGTTCCTCATGAACACGAACCAGATCATTGCGGACGAGGGCGCCGTGGATGACTGGAACACCCTGCGTGATGAAGTGGACCGGCCGGACGGCATGATTGTCAAGAAGTCTGGCAAGAGCATTGAGATTCGGCGTGATTCTGAGATGGCGGCGGGCCAGATCAACATGATGACGCTGGCGCAGAGCACGATTCAGCGCGCCACGGGCATCAGCAATGAGAACTTGGGCCGGCAAACCAATGCCACCTCGGGCACGGCCATTCAGGCCCGCCAGCTGCAGGGCTCAGTCGTCACCACCGAGCCTTTCGATAACTTGCGCCTGGCCATTCAGATTCAGGGTGAAAAGCAACTGAGCCTGACCGAGCAGTTTTACACCGAAGAGAAAGTGGTGCGCCTGACCGGTGCGCGCGGCGCCATCGAGTGGGTCAAGGTCAACACGCCAGAGGTGCAGCCGGACGGCTCAACTCGCTACCTCAATGACATCACTGCCACGGCAGCGGATTTTGTTGTGTCAGAGCAGGATTACAACGGCTCGATGCGCCAGGTGATGTTTGAGCAGTTGAACCAGATGGCATCCAGACTGGCGCCCGAGGTGGCATTGCGCCTGCTGCGCATGGCCATGGAGTTCTCTGACCTTCCAAACAAGGATGAGATTGCAGACCAGATCCGCCAGATCACCGGGGAGCAGGACCCCAACAAGGAAATGACGCCTGAGCAGGCGCAACAGGCTCAAGCGCAAATGGAACAGCAGGCCGAAGCGCTGGATATGCAGCGCAAGACCGCCATGCTGGCGCTGGAAGAGCAAAGCGCCAAGGTGAAGTTACTCAACGCCCAGGCCGAAAAGGTCATGTCCGAATTGCAGGGCTCGGGCGCTGATGATCCCGCGATGCAAGGGCAGGTTCGCCAGATTCAAAGCCAGGCAGCGGAGCAGATTGACCAGTTGTCGCAGCAGCTGCGCAAGGCCCAGTCTGAGTTGGCCAACCGAACACTGCAGATCAATAAGGAAAGCGACATCAAACTGGAGGTGGCGCGCATCGATGCCGCGACCAGGCTCCAGGTTGCAGAGATTCAGGGTCGCAACGACAAGCAGATCACGGCGCTGGAAACCCGCATGAGCGAGATTGCGCAGTTGCTGCAGGGCGAGGCTGATTCTTCGACTGGCGCTGTTGCCTGACGTGCCAAGGATGGCACGCTATCGTTTTCTTGATATTGATGGAGTCCAACATGGCAAAGAGCGGATCAATCGCAGTCAACAGCAGTGATGACTGGCGCATAGAGAGTGACCTGAACACCTTGCTGGAGGCCGAGAAGATCGAGAAAGACCCCAGGCGCATGTCCAAGGTGCGCGCCCTTGCCAAGCAAAAGATGCTTGACGTTGCTGCGATTGCAGCCGAGGCCGCTACCGGCAAAGAAGCCTGATTTTCATTTAATTTTTAACCACGCAGGAGTGTGAAATGCCCCCAGAATTTGACGAGCACATCTTATCGACCATGACGGACGAAGAGCGCGCCACCATCCTTGAGAAGCAAACGCCGGAAGAAATCGCCGCGATTGCGGCCATCGCCAATGGCGAGGAGGACGGCCCGGATGACGACGACGAAGATGAAGGCGACGACAAGGGCACGGCGGACCCTGCTGCAGCTGGCGCAACGACCGCTGCCCCTGCGGCTGATCCAGCGCCAGCAAACCCCAGCGCCAGCGACACCTTCCAGCCAAGCTATCAGGCCAAGTTGCCCGATGACTTCGCCGCGCAGGAATCCGCCATCAAGGAACAAAACGATGCGCTTGCGGCTCGCTTCAAGTCCGGCGACATTGATTTTGATCAGTACCGGGTTGAAGCTGAAGCCCTGTCCAAGTCAGAACGTGCCCTGGATGAGATTCACCTGAAGGCCACGTTGTCGCAGGAAATGACCGCCCAGACTGCAGAGCAGCAATGGAACCATACCGTGCAGCGATTCATGGCCGCCACGGCAAAAGAAGGTGGCATCGACTACAGCAAGGACCCCGACAAGCAGTCGGACCTGGATTTGTTTGTGCGCACGATGGCGAACGATGCCAAAAATGCCGACAAGCCCGCCGAATGGTTCCTGAGTGAGGGGCACAAGCGCGTCAAGGCGTTGCACGGTATTGGTCTGGTGACGGCGCCTGTCGTGACGGATGCCAAGAACGCCCGCAAGACGCCGCTTGATGCTGCGCCCAAGACACTGGCACAAGTGCCTGGCAGCGATGGACCTGGTGACGTTGACGGCAACGAATTCAGCGATGTGGACCGTCTGACGGGTGACGCGCAGGAAGAGGCCATTCGAAAGATGACCCCGACTCAGCGCGAACGTTACATGTCAGGCGTCTGATGGCTGAGACCGCCTGCCTGGTCTTGGACATCAAGCCCGGTGATCGGGTTTTGATTGGCGGCAACCTGGTCACGATCGAGTTGCTGCAGAAGTCGGGCCAGCTGGCGCGTTTGCAGGTCCGGGCGCCTGCTGAGGTGTCGGTGAAAAAAGATTCACTGGCTTTGCGCGGGGTCGTGGCAAGGATGACACGATAGGCCGTCTTATTTGACAAATGGGTGCGCAGGAAGTGCTCCCTTGAAACCTAACTTTTCAAGGAGTATTTTTTATGGCGCGCACTATCGTAGGCGTAAATGACCCCAAATCGGTCAAACGCTTTGCCGGCCTCATGGCCTATGACACCTCGCAAAAGGGCTACTGGTCCCAGCGCTTCATGGGCAAGGGCGAAGCCGCCGAAGTCCCCATTCAAATCCTGACCGATCTGGAGTCAGATGCAGGTGAGCAAATCGCTTACGACTTGCTGGCTGAGCTGAAAATGGCGCCAGTCGAGGGCGAGGACAACCTGGAAGGCAAGGAAGAGGCTCAGCGCTTCTACACCGACACCATCTACATTGATCAAGCACGCTGCGGTGTCAATACGGGCGGTCGCATGACGCGCAAGCGCACGCTGCATAACCTGCGTGAAAAAGCCAAGCGCCAACAGTCCGGCTGGTGGGCGCGCCTGGTGGACGAGCTGCTGTTCATTTACGTGTCTGGCGCTCGCGGTGTCAATCCGAACTTCTTGCTGCCTTTAGGCTACACCGGCCGCGCCAACAACGCACTGGTGGCGCCTGACGCTAATCACGTGCTGTACGGTGCCGAGCTGTCTGCTACGGGTGCTGAGACAAACGGCGCCACGGCCTTCAACAACATCGACGCGGCCGACAAGTTCAGTCTCAAGCTGGTTGATCGTGCTGTGACCCGCGCGCAAGTGCAGGGCGGTGGCCCGACCGGAATCCCGGTGCTGCAGCCTTGCAAGATCGACGGCAATGAGACCTATGTCTGCGTGATGCACACCTGGCAAGAAGATGACCTGCGTGCCAATACCTCAACCGGTCAGTGGCTTGACATCCAAAAGGCCGCAGCTTCTGCCGAAGGGCGCAACAGCCCGTTGTTCAAGGGTGGCCTTGGCATGTATCGCGGCGCAATCCTGCACAGCCACCGCAATGTGATCCGCTTCAATACTGCAGGCTCTGGCGCCAACGTTGAGGCGGCACGCGGCCTGTTCATGGGTTCGCAGGCGGCTGTTCTGGCCTATGGCTCTCCCGGCACTGCCCAGCGCTTTGACTGGAACGAAGAGACCCGCGACAACGGCGACAAGGTGGTGATCACGACCTCCAGCATTTTCGGGATGAAGAAAGTCAACTTCACAACCGACGCTGGCGCTCAAGACTTCGGCGCTTTTGCGCTGGATACCGCCTGCGCAACTCGCTAACCCATAACAAGGAGCATCAATCATGCCTTTTACCAATTCAAACGACTTCACGACCGGGCGCGCACAGCCGGTGACTCCGGCCGGTGCAGAGCTGTGCTCGATGCGTTTCTCGCTAGCGCTGCCAGTGGGCGACTTGGCACTCAACAACGCTGGGTACATCGGCATTCTTCCGGCGCGCTGCATCCCTGTAGCGGTGCTGGTGGATGGCACTGATATGGACTCCGGCGTAGCGGCCATGGTGCTGAGTGTTGGCATTTTGAATGCGGCAGGCACCGCCTTGTCCACTGCTGCGGCCGATGGCGGCGCAGCCTGGGGCGCGACGGTTGCGACCAATACGGCTTTTCAGCAGCAGGTGCTGGGCCAGCCGATGGCGGCAGTCGCTGCATCTGATGTGGATCGTCGGATGGGCATTGCCGTGACTGCCGCTCCAACGGCGGCTGTCGCCGGCACGCTTGGCCTCACGCTGATTTACCGCTCAGCTTAATCGCGGCTGACGGCATAAGGCTGGCACACACAAAAGGGGCCTATGTGCCCCTTTTTATTAGGAGAATTTGAAATGTTGATCGAAACCAGCATCAAGGCCCGCCGTGAAAAAACGGTGCGCTTGGCCACCCCACGCGGTAACACGATTGTGTTTGAGGATGATGGATCTGGCCATCTGGTGGCCGAAGTCACAGACCAGGCTGATTTGTCATTTGTCTTGTCGCGTAGCGAGTTCGCCCCGTTTGATGAGGCTGACTTCATGCAAGCCGAGTCCTTGATCCGCAAGCCAGTTGGCGCCGATGACTTGCCGGATGACGATGGCGATGAGAATGCTGCCCCGGTTGAGTCGGTGACGCCACCAAAGCCAGGCAAGCCTGCCAAAGCAGCCAAGTAAAGCGCTGCCATGTTGTGGTCCTCCTTCATGCCTGAGTTGATGACTTTTGCTCATGGGTGCCCTATTCCAGTGGCAGAGAGCAAGGCGCGTCAGGCTGCGATTGAGTTTTTCCGTCGCACCCGCGCTTGGGTGGAGTGGCTGGACCCAGTGACCTCGATTGCCAGTGCTTCGGCTGAATACGACATGGAGCCGCCAACTGGCGCTGATGTGATCCGTATTGAGCAAGCCACCATCAGCGGCAACCAAATCCCGGTTGCCTCCTTTCGTGATGTGGCGCAGGACTGGGAGCGGCAAGCCTTGAGCGAGCTGCAGCTGGTCAGCCGTGACCTGAAGTCATTTCGCCTGGGCGGCACTGCTGCTGCAGGTCTGTTGATTCAGGTTCAGGCGGCGCTGATTCCAAGCCGAACATCGACGGGCATCCCGGATGACTTGTTCGAGAAGTACGTCGACGACATCGCGCACGGTGCGCGGGCCAAGATTCTTTCAATCCCGGGAACAACGTTTTACAACCCCGACATTTTCATGCTGGAGCAATCCGCCTTTGAGTCGTCCATTGCCACCAAGTCAGTTGATGCCTGGCGCGGGCTCACCAAAAACACCCCGCGTTCGCGTGTGAACTTCTGCTAAATCACCATGACCATCACCGCCAAATCCGTTGTACGCCGCGCCACTGACCTGCTGCAAGACCCGTCATCAATCCGCTGGCCAGCGCATGAGCTGGTGCGCTGGCTCAATGATGCGCAGCGCGCAATCATCAAGGCGCGGCCTGACGCCCTGAACATCACCGCCACCATGACGCTGGCGGCGGGCTCGCGGCAAGACCTGGACAATGCGGCACTGTCACCACCTCCGGCCAAACTGATTGAGATTACCCGCAATGTGGCGGCCACCTCAGCCAAGGAGTCGGTGACGCAGGTACAACGCCAGATTCTGGATGACCAGGTGCCGGGCTGGCACGGGCTGGCCGGCAAGGTCAACGTCAAGCACTACATGTTCGATGTGCGCGACCCCAAGACTTTCTACGTTTACCCACCGGCGA